CGGTGAGGTTGTGGCTTGAGTAGAATTCCGATACGGCGAACAGCACGCGCTTCATGGGCGAAAAGCCCCAGCGCGTCAGGGCGTCGGGGTCGTTGGAAAAGCCGAAGTCGAGGCCGTTGTAGAAGCTGCCCAGCGCCTTGATCTCCTCATCGGTGATCTCCCGGAGCACCAGGTTGTCGAACACCTGGCCGCCGGTGCCGGTGATCTCGCCCATGTACTCGTTGCGCCAGGCGCGCTCGTTGGTCTGCCGCAGGGCCTCTGCATCCTCGATGAAGCTGCCCTTAAGCCATTCCGGCGGCACGTCCAGATAGGTGCTGTGGTGTACATAGCGCTTGGCCGGGTCGGTGTGCTTGAGGTATTCCTCGTTGACCCATGACCTGGCTGACCTCGGCGGGTTGTAGCTGAAGAAGGTTACGCCGTGTTCGACGCCGCGGAACACGGATTGCTTGATGATGCGCACGGCCTCCATGCCCTGAAACTCCGTCAGCTCCTCAAACCACAGAAACTTGAAATAGCCTCGCGACAGCTTGATGGACTTGGATTTGCGGGGATCGTCCGCGCCGCGGAACATGATGCGCTGTCCCGTGGGGCGATAGATGATCTCCATGGGCGACTTGCACAGCCGGAACAGGTGCGAAAGGCCCAGCTCGCCGATGGCCCAGACGAACTGTGCGTACACGCTGTCCATCAGCGTCGCGCCCACCTTGCGGAAGATCAGCGCGTTGGCCATGGGATCCACCAGCAGCCCGCGCAGTATGGCCAGCGAAATCCAGGAGGATTTGGTGGAAGCGCGGCCGCCCTTGAGCCAGTATTCGGAATGGCCGTTGGCCTTGAAATCGTCGTACATGTCCCAGAACACCGGCGCCATCAGCTCGTAGATGTTCACGCTATTTTGCATGCGCGTCCTTCTTTCCCGGCCTCGCGTCGATAATGACGGGGCGCTCGTCCGTCGCGCCCATGGCTTCCTCGCGCCGGTCTCGCCAGCGGTCGGGCCTGCGGTTTTTCAGCCAGAAGGCGATCGCGCCGACATCCGGCAGCACTTCCTTCTTGACCACCTTTACGTTTTTGATATATCGCTTCGGATTGCCCTTTTCGTCCACTTCCGTCTCGGACAAGCCGTATTCCACCGTCGTCTCGTCATAGCTGTAGCCCCGCGCTCTTTTCAGCAGCGCGTTTTCGACCTCCATGTCGACGGGTGCCTTGCCCTTTTTTATGGCCTCACAAATCTCACCATACTTGTTCTGCCATTCATATAGAGTCTTGGCCGTGATGCCCATTTTCTGAGCGATTTGTTCATTTGTCAACCCTTCGCGGGCCCAGCCTTCGAGGAAGAGCAACCCGTCATCGGTCAGCCAGTACTCGTATTTTCCTTTCGCAATGACGGGTCGCCTCCTTTCTGCCGGGTTGTAATGATACTCACGTCAGTTGCAACGATCCTCCAGCCGGTTCCGCCGGTCAGCACCAGTTTCCCATAGGCCGGGAATGAAAGCGCCGGGAAGGCCGTTTCCAGCGTTCCCAGCGACAGAATGTCATACGCGACGGTATACGACGGCCCTGTTGTAGCCGGTGACGCCGTCGGTCATCATGTTCAAAAATTCCTCCCGCGTGAATCCCGAGAGGCGGAAGATCTCCTCCGGGCGCATGCCCAGCTGCCTGCCGATCTCCTGCACGGTCTTGCCCTCGCTCAGCAGCCGCTTCACGATGGCCTTCATGGGCTCCAGCAGATGGGTGCCCCGGGCGCGGTTGTGGGTGATGGTGCCGTAGACATCGGCGCTCTCGTCGCCGCCATGATCGACGATCACCACGGGCACCTTGCCGCCCAGCAGGGTGACCAGGGGTTCGCGTCCCGCCACCGTCCAGCGGTGGAAGCCGTCGATGATGGTGTAATCGGGCCTGACCACGATGGGCAGCGTCCAGCCGTTGGTGAGTATGGACTGGGTCAGCAGCTTCAGGTTTTCCTCACTGACCTTGTTGGGATTGTAGTCGTTAGCGCGCAGCAGCGAGCGGTCCACCCATTGAAGGGAGGAAAGCGGCGCGAACAGATCCATCTCAGGCATCCCGGCCACCTCCCGTCTCCTCGGTGGTCAGACTGTCCTTGTAATCCAGGAAGATGGTGTTCCACAGGATGCGCAGCACGCGGTTCTTGGGGTCGCCGTACAGCAAGGCCTCGTACATCCGCTTGTAGTGCTCGTTCCGGGCGATGCCGTAGGTCTTTTTGAACAGCGTGCGCCAGTGCTTGAGCTGCTTCAAGGTGTCTGGGGGGATAGTGTATCGGTCCGTGTGGGTAAAGAGCACGTCCTCCACCATGGCGCGGTAGTCGTGCGCCTCACCGTCGCCCTCCAGCTCCCGGCGCTTTTCGCTGCTCCTGCGGAACATTTCGCTGTCCCAGTACAGCAGCACCAGATAGGCGTTCGGCTCCCGGCGCTCGATGCGCTCCCACAGCTGCGGGTCGGTCTCCGCGATCCAGCGAAGGCCCTGGGTGCCGCAGTCCCCGAAGAACGCGCAAAGCCGGAGGAAGTTCTTCTTCACTCCGGCCTCGTACAGGCGCATGTAGATTTCGGGAAACTCCAGGCCGCGCTCCCGGATGTACAGCCAGACGTCCGTGTCCTTCCAATCGTAGATCGGGTAAAAGCACGCGCCCAGCTTGTCCGGGTCCATGCTGGACACCGCGCCCAGTCGCGTCAGGGATTCCGATGTGCGCAGGCCCACCATCTGTATGCCGTCGGAGAAGGCCGCGCGGCAGAAGGTCTGGTAGTTCATCTGTCCCGGATATTCGAGGTACGGGCTGTGCATCACCGCGTAGGGCGGCGGCTGCCGGATCCAGACCGACTCCTTGCCCGGCTCCCAGGTGATCCAGCTCTCCGTCATGGAAAGGTGGTCGATGACGGACACCTGCTTGAAGGGCAGGCACAGCCACAGAAACTGTGCGCCGACGGCCAGGAACAACCTGCGCCAGCGCTCAGCGGCCTCGACCATGGAGGGATAGAGCCCTTCCTCGTCGATGAACACCACAATCAGCTGCTTCGGGTCGATCTTCCCGGCCTGAATCAGGTCGTAGGTGATGGAGGCCATGCACAGCGAATCCTTGCCGCTGGAGAAGGAAAGATAGATCTTGCAGCCGTTGGCGAAGGCGTTTTTGATGCGCGTCCGCGCCGCCGTCAGCACGTCTATGCTGGATTGCATCACTCTCAGGGGCATATCACACGCCCCCAATCGGAATCCTGTGACCGCAATTCGGGCAGACGACAAACCGCTGCACGGGCTGCGGGCTGCCGTCGGCGTCCCCGTTCTGCGGCATGGGTTCATATCGAACGGACGCGGGAAGGGTCTGCTCAGGCGTTGCAACGGGTTCATAGGCCGCGCTGGAATCAGGGGGCGACACGGCATCGTTACGCTCCCGTGCGCGCAGGTTTTCCACCTCTCTGGGCGCGAAGCTGCCGTAGCTGCCAATCAGCGCGTCCACCTCCGCGGTGGTGGCGGTGAGGGTCTTCAAAAGTTCCTCCGGCCATCCGGGAATATCGGTGTCTCCGGCCAGCTCCTGCAGGATGGCATCGAAGGCATCCATGTCCGTCAGGCCCAGGTCGTACACGCGGTTGTCCGCCAGCATCAGCTTTTTCTTCTGCATGGAGGATAGGCCCTCGTAGACGTAGCATTCGGCTTCTGCCCAGCCCAGCTGTTCCATGGCCGTCAGCATGCCGTTGCCGATCAGTACGGTGTATTCCTCGTCCACCACCATGAGGCGCGTCTGCCTGAACATGACCAAGCTGCGCTTCATCTCGTCGATCTGTTTCTGGGGATGGTGCCGGACATTCTTCGCGGGGTGCTTCAGCTTTTCAACGGCTATGACCGTTACCTTCACGCGCCCACCCCCTTTGCAGCCATGGCGCGCAAAAAGGCGGCGGCGCTGGGAATCTTCTTCGCGGCGTTCACGACGATGGACGGGTCGATGTCATACACCTCGCGGTAGCCCTGCTCAAGCGTTTCGCAGTAGTCGCGCTCCGGCCAGGCATGGGTGCCCTGGGTGTAGCCGTCCTTCCAGCCGTAGATGGGCGGCAGCGCCAGCTTGTGATAGTGGATGTAGCCCAGCAGCGCCTCGTGGGGCCAGTCGTACAAGGGCGCGTAGCGCACCTCGCCGGTGTTCTTCTGGATGTAGCCGTCCTGTCCGCACACGTTGGCGTCGATGGTGCGATGGCCCACCAGCAGCACGTCCAGATGATTGACGAAAAACATCTCCGTGAAGGGGCCGCGCTGGCTGATCTGGTGCCAGCGCTGGCCCACGGCGCCCCGGGCGAAGATCAGCTCGGGATGCTCTACCAGCAGATCGAGGCCGAAGCCGGTGTGCATCATGCTGACGCCGGCGGGCTTGTGCTTCGTCACCCATTCGATGAAGGCCGGATAGTCCAGGTCGCAGTAGGCGAAGTAGCCCTCCCGGATGCCCAGCTTGCCGCACAGATCGGCCAGGACGATGCTGTCCTTGCCGCCGGAATACGCGAACGCGGCATGCTTGCCGGTGGCGGCCCTGTCGATGCGCTCAAGCGCCGTCTCCGCGTACCGCTCGACCTCTTGATCGGAGATCAGGTCTTCGATATGGGCGACGGCGTCCAGCCATTGCGCGTTGGTGGAGCGGTGTTTGGTGCCTATGATCTGCTTCACGTGCGGCACCCCGCTTTCGAATCATCATGAATTTTCATGATAATTGCGATGAGCACCACGCCCAGGATGATGACCCAGCGGATCTCGCTCATGAGGGTCCAGATGCCCATGACGCCCAGGGGCATGAGCCAGTACCAACCGGCCACCGTCGCGGCGTTGATGATCGCCCCGGCCTTTTTGCCGAACACCAGGTATTCGGAGTAGATGTAGGTGGTCAGTGAGGACGCCGCAATGACGGTGATGAGGAAAGCCTTCAAAACGTTCAACGCCGGGGAGAACTCCACGAACGTCAAAAGCGCCGCGAAGATCATGTACAACCCGAACATCAGCCCGGCCAGAACAAAGCTGCGTTTGATGCTGGTGTTGGCGGTGCCGTCGGGATTGTCCTCGTTGTACTTGAACAGGGTGTAGTAATAGGGATAGGTGAACGGCCCCGGCAGCAGGAGCAGCCCCTTGACGATGCCGGCAGGCGCGTTTTCCAGCCCTGCGGCGGCGTGGACGTACCTGCCGCCGGTGTAGGCGAGAGACCCGACCACCGTCAGCGCCAGCAGCCCATAGACGAGGATCCACGAACCGCTGTCCGTCAGCACGTTGCGGATCATGCCGTGATTGTAGAGCAGGACGATGAAAACCACGGCGATCAGATAGGCCAGGCACATGCCGTAGTCCCGGCCCAGCGCCGTGCCCTCGAAGATCTCCGTGATGCCTGACATCTGCGTCCAGGTCTGGAAGATGGTCAGAAAGCCTATGAACCAGCTCATGACCTTCGTCTGCATGATCCTGCGCACATAGGGAAGGTGCTCAGCCATCAGGCCGAAGACGATGCAGGCCAGCGTGTTGAACGCGGCCCAGATGATCGCCGGAGCGACGCCGGAAGACAGCGCCAGCGTACGAAAGTTCATCAGACTTCCGACGCCCGCCCAGCTTGCCACGATGCTCATGGCGTAGTATGTGGTGGGGTTCTGCTTGAACCGCCGAATGATGGAATCTACCATATGAACCTCCTTTTTCTATCGGGCGGTCTCGGGCGAAAGACCGTGGGTTATATCCGTGCCAAGGAGTGAGACACGGAACCGATTCGCCTCCTTCCTGTTCGCCCTGCGGTGCAGG